CATCTGTGCCAGTGGCAAGTTTGATCGCCTTGTCGTTCGCCATGATGACGTCGACCATGTCCTTGCCGGCGGCCTTGACCTGGCTTTTCGAGCTTTCCCAGATATTTGCAATTGCTGCGCCGGCGCCCTTCAGGTCTCCGTTTTTTAGGGCCTTGACCGCACTGTCCACGCCATTCACTGCGGTATTCAGAATGCCAAGCGACGCCGTAACGGAGCGCACAGCGATGTAGATCCCGTCTGCCATGGCATACCCGAGGCCGACAATACTGGAGACGACGACACGGAAGCCGCGCACAATGCTTGGCCAGCCATCCTTGAATACATTAGCGATTGCCGTGTAGGCCGGCAGCACCGCATCGGAATACACCCGCTTCATGCCTTCGGCAAACAGCTTGTTCTCGTTGTCGAACTCGCGCATGGTCTGCTGGTACTTGGTCAGCGCTTCCTGTCCGTACTGACTCATACCGAGCTGATATTCGTTCAAGCGCGCAGCAGACTTCCCGACTTCCTCCGAATTGACTTTCAGCGCGCCGGCAATCTGTTCATAGGTGCCCATGCCGATGGCGGCTGCGGCCTGGGCGCGATCCCATCCGTCACGATACTGATCGAGTACGGTCTTGGCGTTTTGCAGGACCTGCTCCTGCGAAAGCGCGTCGCCGTTTGCCTTCTTGTATTGAACCCCCAGGCGGTCTAGCTCGTCCGTGTTGGAACGGATAGCGGCTGCCATGCCGTTATAGACTGCCGTGTAATCGCTTGGTGCGACGCCGAGGCGGTTAAGCGCATCCCGCAACGCGCCAGCCTCGATCGCGGTAATCTGCAGGCTCTTTTGCAGGTCCACGATCTTGTCATTCATCGCAATTGCCGCATCGATGTTCTCGCTTTTGAAGAAATCGCCGGTCATCATGCCTTTAGCAGCCCCGGCCAAAGCGTCAATAGCGCTGACCGTCAGCATCACTGCCTTATATGCGGTGTAGGCTGCTCCCGCAACTGTGCCGGCCAGCAGCGCTCCGATCGCCACACTGATAACAATTGCCTTGACCTTGGTGTATTCGACAAAAGCTGCGATGGCAGTCTGCGCGGCGACCATGCCTGCTCCGATGCCGTTGCCGAAGGCCGAGGCAATCTTCTGGCCCATAGACTTCTGCGCTTCCTCGGCAGCGACTGCGATGCCCTGAATTGCCTCGACCGACTTCTCTGAACTGGACACGATCGCGTCATTGGCCGCCTCCATGCTGCCGCCGATGGTCATCGCTGCCTTCTGAACATCGCCGGACGACTGCACCAGGCTTGCCTTGAACTGGCGGACCGCCTGCTCGGACTCGCCCATTTTCTCCTTGGCAGTCAGCGCTACACCATCCATCGCATAGGTGTAATTACCTACGTCAGCAGTGACGCGGACTGAAAGATTTCCAAGTGACATGGCCTCGCCCATTAAAAAGCCGGATCTACGCCGGCGTGTTGTTTGAATCGCCCTGCTCGATACTTGCCGCGTGCTCGTGCTTGCGCTTCAGGGACTCGAAGAACATCCGGATTTTCCACTGGTCGGCGGTCAGCCCATCGACCGTCGGTTCCTCCGCCTCTTCGGCCCCTGGCTGCGGGTCAGACGGAAACATAAGGAAGTCCGCAGTCGTGAATGGCTCCGGCCGCTTCTCAGCATTTCGATTCACGTTCGCCAGCATCGAAATCTGATGCGCGTGCATGGCATCGGTGACTGCCAGGCCGAACGGCTCCAGCCCATAAAACTCCTGCCACTCGATGTATTCGGCCTGCGGCATGTCGCCAATTTCGCCCAATGTCTTGCCAAGGGCGAGCGCCAGCCTGAAACGAAACCGGCGCTCGGGGCTTTCCCTTAGTTTTTTGCTTCGGGCACCTTCTTGAAGCCATTCACCTCGAGCGCCTTAGCGACGAGCCTGTCAATCGGCGCATTGCTGGAAGATTCCAACTCTGCGCGATCCGCTTCGTCAAATACCAGGGCGCCTTCTTCGTCTACTACCGACGCCAGCACCATACTCATCGCAAATTTATTGCTCTTGTCGCCGTCCTTGATCGTGGCGCGCAAGTCTTCGACCTCGGAGACAGTCAGCTGCTTGATGCTGACCTCGCCGAAGCCTTCGATGGTGACGCTATCGGTTTTTGGTTTGATCGCCGCGAACAGCGCCTTCTTGTCGAATGTTTTTTTCATATCGTATTAGGGGCCAACGGTGATGGTGATGTTGCCGGTAATTTTCAGGGCGATCTGCATTTCCAACTTGGAATCGACCTTGGCGCTTGGGCCGTCCAGCTTGGTCACGAACGCAGAGAACGCGATGGTGATTGGCGTTGCTGCACCACCCAGGACGATTTCGTATGGGGAGATCGTGCCGAGATCGGCATCGCCGCGAACGGCTTGCTGCACAGTGCCGTTCGTAAAATTGCAGGTGATGTCGATGGTGCCGTTGTCCTTCAGGCCCGACAGGAACTCCTTGGACGTGGACATCAGGTGCGTCACGTCGATCTGCGGGATCGTGACGCCGCCGAGTTTAACGTCGGTGACTTCCTCAATCGCAGTAAAGACAGGAGTGCCGGAGCCGACACCGTGCAGGATTTGGGTTTTTTGCGAGCGGATTGCCATGGTAGGCCCTTTAAAAGAAAAGAGCCGCAATCAGCGGCCCGTGGTGGAAATGAGAAATTTTTATTCGTAGACCCACAAACTGAAGGTCTGCATCTGACGAAACAGCTTGGTGTCGTTCTCGTAGGTCGAGCCGCCGGTTTTGAAGACGGCGCCGAGGCTCGTCTCGGCTAGCACCGCAATGCTGATCGCCGCTTTGAGCGCGACGGCCTGCACCTTGGTTTTGGCGTACACATCAATCTGCATCCAGCGGTTCTGCAAATCAACGGGGCCTTGCAGGTCGTTGTTCGCATTCTCGACCGGCTCGCAATAGACGATGTAGGGCGCGATGGCGCCATCCGCAGCCACGAGTGGATAGACTTTGACGCCGGCCAGCGCGGGTGATGCCTTCAATGCGGCTACGAGGACTTCTTCAGTTGCCATGGCCGGCGATCACATTGGATAGTTCGGAAATCATCATCTGCTCTACTTTCGCGCGCGCGGCCTCGACGCCCGGGCGGAAGAATGGGTGTGCGGGCATCTTGCTGGTGCCGTATTCCTGAAAGATGGCATAGTGCTCGACCCCGCCCTGCTCGCTGTCATCTACTTGCACGGTGGTGCTAGCGGAATTACGGCGACTATCTTCGCTCTCATCAAGGCTCGCCACTAACGCGCCGGTAGCGCGTGGCGCGCGGGACGCTATTTCCGCCTCTACGATCGCTGCGGCGCCGAGTGTGATTTCCGGCAGTCTGTTGCGCAGATCCGCATTCGCCGCGGCGATGGCGGCGCTCAATTCGCTCAATCCGCTCAGGTCAGCCATCATTGAGCCCTTCGGATGCCAAAATCAACAATTCACGATTGCGCTCGTCAACATTCAGCGCGCTGTGGATGTTAAAGATCCGACTCCCCAGAACGATCCGGTAGCTTGCCGAAGTCTTTGGGTTGGCCCACTCCGGTCGGTACACGGCACTGATCTGATGCGTCACTTCCGACTGGACGGCTTGAGCCGCCATCAACTCGCGTCCCGACAGCGCCTCGATTCCAACCTTCGTGCTGAAGAGGGTGGCCCACGTCGTTAGCTGACCGCCAAAGCTGTCCTCGTCGTCACTGCGCTTTTGCACCTGGACCAGATGCCGCCTATTTCCCGCACGGTCCATCTTAAAACCTCGTGCGCAAGGTAATCGGGTCCAGCAACCCAGCCAGATAGTCGGCGGGAAGCTCCTGATAGCCCTGGCGGCCCTTCGACAGCACGAAGAGTTCCGGCTGCTCGAGCGCCCACGCTGCGGCCATCAGAATCCACTGCCGCACGCTTGGATAGCGCACCGCCATGACATCGGGCGCCACGCCGGCCGTGTACGTGATTTCAACGCCACGCAACCCCTTCGATGCTGCTGGCCAGGGGCCGGCGACGGGCTCAATCAGCGTCTCCCGGTCAATGACGGCGCTATCGAAAGTTGATCGATCCACTGACACCCGGCCGCCATTGATGCTGGCGTAGGTGATCGACTCGACCGCAATGACCAGTCCGTGGGTAATGGCGATATACCCGCTGTCCTTCGGGAAATCCTGCAGCCGCTGAATATACCTCGCCGGCCGGATCGCCGACCCAGTGCGAGACTCCGCCAGTTGTCGCGCGCCCGGAATGTAGACCGATTCGATTTCGGCATCCATCAGCGCGTTGTCGGCGTCCCAGCGGGTATGCCCCTTCAAATCGGCGATTGATACCACCTCGCCGGTAGCATCCAACGGGGCCAGGAATTCCACGAACTCAGCCATGGCTTACTTCTGGTCGGCGACCGGCTTGCCTTCGGATGGCGCGTTGCCGCTCTTGTCGACCTTGACTTCCTCCCCCAGCTTGCGGGTCAGGATCTGGTCCGCCACTTCATCATCGAAGTGCGCAATCTCGCCCGGGTTGTAGGCATTGAAATGCCGGGTGATCTTGATGTGCTTTCCCATGCGATTCTCCAAAATAACTGCAGGCCTCGCCAGCGAGTGCCGGCGAGGTTAATGCTGATCTGCTCCGTACGATCAGCGATACCAGGTCACGCCATCCAGAACCGACACGGCCACCGCGTGCATTGGGGCGATGTCGTTCTCCACGATCATGCGGATCAACGTCTCATCGCGCTCGAAGGCGTTGACCTGGTTGCCGGTGCCGGAGTCGGTGTAGCTGGCCTCGTAGCTGATCGCCACTTCCAGCGGAACGGCCTGGCCAAGCAGCCAGTTATCCCAGTCGACCAGGTAGATTTCCGAACCGTTGGAAGTCGCGCCGCCGCTGGTCAGGTTGGTCGGGATTTGGGTGGTGATGCCGACCGGGATCTTGCCCAGCACGCCATCCGCCAGCTCCGGGAAAACACGCATGCCGGTCGAGGTCTGCAGGTCTTCCAGATACTGCTCGGTGTCTGGATGCATCAGGAATGCACAGCGGGTCATCGCCACGTTGGCGCGGCGCAGCGCCAGCTTCAGGCGGCCGATGTCGTTCTTGATCGCCTGCTGCAGGGTGCCATCTGCGGTGGTCTTGCCAGCCAGGGAGGTGGCGTTCAGCACATTGCCGCCAGGTGCCCAGTACCGTAGGCCCTTGATGTTGTTGCCGGTACCGTCGCCGCGGATCATGGCGATGTCCTGAGCAGTGGACATGGCGCGGCCCATGACGTTGGTCACGATCTGGTCGGCGCCGGGGTTGACGCCTGCCATGCGCAGCAGGTCCTTGGCGATCGGCACCAAACCGGTCAGTTTTTTGGACTTCAGGCTGACCTTGTCGGTCGAGACCGAGGTGACGTTCACCGCAGCATTGCGGCCGGTGTAGCTGGCGGTCGGCGCGCCGGAAATCCGGCCGAGGTCCAGATTGCCATTCGGCATATCAATCTGCATTGGGCCGCCGTTGGTGTTTTGCACCACCGAGTTCGGGAACAGGAAGCCGATGACATTCTGTGCCAGAACAGTCGGGATCAGCACGCCACCGGAGCCGGCCGATTCGGTGTTCATCGCCATATTCAGCGAGGTATCGAATGCTTCAGTGATGCCGGCCTTTACGGCGTCATTGAAAGCCATTTTCTGCACCATCTGTGCCGCGGCATGGCGATTACCTTGAGCCAGATCCAGTGCATTGAGCATGCCGGTGAAAACGGTCAGGCTGTGACGCTTGTCGGCTTCACGGTCCTTCGGCTGAGCCGGGGCGGCTGCCTGCACCTGCGGCTTTGCGGCCGGGGTAAAGGTCTCAACCGGAACTGCGGCGGCAGCGGCGATCTTCTCGGCTGCTTCTGCGCGATCGATCTGGCCTGTCAAGCTGTCGAACTTCGCCTTCAGCCCGTCGAACTCGGAAATGTCGGCCGGGGTAGGCGCTTCCATGGAGGCAATCGCCTGAACGCGGGTATTGATTTGGGCGCGTTCGCGGCGGAGGTCATTGATCGTGAACATCTTTTCTCCTAAACGAAAAAACCGCCGGATGGCGGTCGAAAAGGCCGTGAAATGCGGCCTGGCTACTGCGTACCCGCGAACGCGGTTACAGCGAGTTCTTTACATCCATGGCCGAAGCTTTCATGCGCAGCTTCTGGCCGCTTGCGGTCATGCCAAAGGCAGGAGCGGGCGTCAGTTTTGCAGCCTTGGTCGCCATGACCTCCGAGGCAATGCGGTTAATTGCCTGCTGTGGCGTCTCCAGCCGGTCGGCCAGGCCCGCATCAATGGCCTGCTGGCCGAAATACAAGCCGGCTTCCGTACCTTTAACCGCATGAAGCGGCAGGCCGCGGTGTTTGGCGACGTAATCAGTGAACTGGTCATACGTGCTTTCGACCATGGCGTTGAGCGTGGCCATGGACGAGTCGGAGAGCGGCTCATTCGGGCTCAGATCGTTCTTTTTCGCCCCACGATAGACGGCGGTGACCTTCACGCCCATCGCTTCGTTCATTTTGGAGACGTCCAGGTGCTGCGCAATGACGCCGATGGAGCCTACGCCACTCGATTGGCTGACGCTAACCTCGCCGGCCGCCGACGCGAGCAGGTATCCGCCAGAAAATGCATGGAAATTTACGATTGCCGACACGGGCTTGATCGCGTTTGCGGCCCGGATGCGATCGGCAAGCTCGAAAGCGCCGGTGGCGGCGCCGCCAGGCGAGTCGATGTCCAGCACAATTCGCGAAATTGCCGGGTCCGCTACGGCTTCATCAAGCTGCGCTCCCAGCGATTCGTAGGAAGTCATGCGGCTGCACATTTGCACGTTGCCGCGACGCGGCACCAGCGGGCCATAGATGCCGATGATGGCCACGCCGTTGCAGTCGTCGTCAGGATCGACGCCCGCGCCATCATCATCGGGGCCCATAGCGACCTTCGCCGCCGCCTTGACTGGCGCGGGGTCATCAGCAAGGACAAGGCCGAGGTGACTTCTCGCAAATGCCACGGCCTCGAACATCAGCTCAGGCGCCACCAATTGCGGGCGATTGAAAATCATCCCCAGAACGTGGGTAAATGCTCTTGTACTCATTTCAGCGCCTCTTCGATAGCTTGAATCTGTTTGTCAGCCGGGGTTTTCGGGTTAAGCGGGCCCAGTGGGAGTCCTGTTTTTCCGTCGACCATATTCATCGGCGTCAGGTAGACGTCGCCGCCTTGGACAGGCGGCAGGTTTTCCATCCGACGGATGTCATTGACCGATAGCCAGCCCCACTGGCGGGCCTGGGCGTACGCGGCGTATCGTGACTGGGTGTCGCCGCGCAACAGGCTGGATACATCGAACTGGATATAAAAGCCGGCCTCGCGGTCATCGGCAGTCAGGAAATCGCGCTCCATCGCCTCCTCATGCCGCTTGATCCAGGGCATGAGGGTGTAGACGACAAATTCCAGCGACTGCTGTTCGATATTTGAGAAAGTCGCTTCGGACAGGTCGCCTAATTTATGGGGCGGTATGCCGTAAATTCTCGCGACGTCCCGCACGCCGTAACCGCGCGCCTCAATCAGCTGGGCGTCCTCATTACTCATCGACAGGGCCTTGAAGTCCATGCCCTCCTGTAGAAGGGCGACTTCGCCCGCATTGGCTGAGCCGGCGTATTTCTTCTTCCAGTCGGCCAGAATCTTATCGATCGCGGCCTGATCCTTGATGCCCGGCGAGGCCTGCGGGCGGGTGATCACACCCGACAGCCGCGTGCCGTTGCCGAAGACCCGCGCCGTGTGCCGCTCGCTGGCAGCGACGATGCCCAGCGCTTCCTTGTGCACCGAAATTGGCGACAAGCCCGCATAGACGTTGTCGCCGATCCAGCGGACGTGGTGCATCTGACGGAGCGGAAACACGCCGTATAAGCCATCAGGCGCCGCAAGCACATGAAAGTACGGCATGCGGTCTTCCGGGCTAACCATGATCTGAACCCGGTCCGGATGGAGCGGATAGATGCTTTTGATGCTGCCGTCCGTATCCAGATCCTTCAGCGCGAAGGCGTTCCCGCGCAGACCCATGGAATGCTGTTTGTACTCATGGACCTGAAATGGCGTCATCCAGCCATTTGGCTGAAGGGAAATGACGCGGTGCGCTGGGTGATCGGTTACCAGCTTGCGACTGTCCCCCAACTTGCTCTTTTCGGCCTGGTACAGACGGCATGGCAGCTGCGCAATGGACTCCGACAGCAAGGTGACGGCTCGCTGCACTGCTGTCAGGGCAAGCGCCGTCTGGGGATTGATGGTCGGGCCGGCTTCGCTGGGGCCGCCAGTCGAACCCACCGACCCCATCCATCCCCCGCTTCCGGCCGGTACGTAGCCGCCCGAGCCAGCAAAAAATTGAGAGAAAAACATTAGCCTGCGTCCTTATTCTGTCGCGCCGTCATTGCCGCGGCACGCGCCGCCATCGCGGACCATGCCAAGAGCAGCAGACCGGCGATTACCAGGCCGGCAGGCCAATAAATACACGCGACGCCCGCGACCAGGAGCAGGAACCCGAGCATGCCGACGACAATCCCGGCGCGCTCGATGTCAAATCCCGATTTCCCCTGTTTCATAGACGCTTTTTCCTTCGTTCTGGCCATAGGCCGAAAGGCGCGCCACCCCCATGAGCAGCGCACACATGTCATCAATCTTTTCCGCCGAACGCTTTCGGTCCGGCGCTGTATTCAGGTTCGCGTCCGTGCGGGCAATCAGGTTCGACGCGCACCAGGTAAGGACCGGGTCGCCACCATGCCGGAGATTGCCAGCGATGTAGGCTCGTTCTAACTCTTGCATTCCCGGGTGGTAACTCTTCGTGCCCTGCACAAATTCCACCATCGGCAATTCACGCTCGGTCAGTCGGTTGACCAAGTCCGTCGCGTTCCATCGGTCAAACGTGATCTCCCGCGGCGCGAAGCGTTCTGCGAACGCCACGACATCCTGCTCGATTGCCGAGTAGTCGGTAACATCGCCTTCCGTCTGGACGATCAGCCCGGACTGGACCCATGCCGCATATGGAACGGTGCCACGCTCAGTGCGCTGCCTGACTGCTGAATCCGGCACATACCGCCGACCCCACGTGTAATAGACGTCGTCCACGCGCCAGGTCAGCCGTACAGCGGTCAAGTCCATCGTTGAAGCCAAGTCCAGCGCCATGACGCACGGCTTGTCTCGCAGCCAGTCCAGGTCAACTGCGCCATTGCACCGCGCCCAGCGCTGCAGGTCCACCCATGCAGTCGCTCCCGCGGCGGGGCGATTCAGCCGCTTGATCTTGAATTCAGCATGCCGCCCTGGCATTGCCTTGGCTTCGACCGCCTCCTTTCGGATTTCCTTCAGGAGCAGCGGATTGACCTCCATCAGCGGATTGGCCTTGATCCACTTGCTTTCGTCAAAGTCGTCGTCTGCGGGCTTTCCGGCGGACTTGTCTTCGTCATCCAGGGCGAAATACACCGCCAGGAAGTGGTCGGCCTCCAGCACACCGCCCAACAGCTGCTTGGCGAAGTGCCGGATCTCACCCCAGGGACCCGGGTTGGTATAGCCTTCGGTCGTCGTGTACAGGAACAGCGGATTGCGCCGCGCACCGGCCGCGGACTTCAGCACATTCAGCAAATCATGATTCTTGTGCGCGTGGATCTCATCGATACCGCAGTGGGACGGATTCAGGCCGTCCTGCGTACTGGCCTTGGCGTTGATCGGCTTGAAGGTGCCGCCAACCTCATATCGGGCGATCGCATTGGCGAACGGCTCGAGCGTGAAGGCCTCGCGCAGATCTGCTGTCTTCTCCACAATGCGCTTGGCCACATTGAACACGATCCGCGCCTGGGAGCCTGTCGTGGCAGCGCTGATCACTTGCGGGCCGTTCTCCTGCTCGCAGCAAAAGCAATAGAGCAACACTGCGGAGCAAAGGAAAGATTTCGCGTTCTTCCGCGCCACTGCGAACAGCGCAGTGGTAAAGCGTCTGGTGCCGTCGTGATTCCGAAACCCGAACAGGTTCACCACGAAAAATACATGCGAGGCATGCATCACGACGTTGGGCGTCTCCCATTCCCCTTCCACATGAGGGAGCTTCTCGATGAAGTCACAGGGATCTGTTGCATGCCAGGCGTCGAACGCGAATGGCGCATTCTTCCGGCTGGCGCTGCATTTTCCTGTCGCGTGGCTGTACTTCGCCCGTTTTAAGTCTTTCAGGAAGCGCTTTGCAGCCAAGCGCACCCATTTCCCGAAGCGCCTTCCCTGCTTGTCAGCGACCGCATCATTCGCGTAGCCAATCGCAATCCCGATGAAGTCACGCGGTCCGTTTGCCATTGGTGGCGAACTTATTCCCCTTTTCTGTTTCGCCAACTGGTTTCACCTTGCCTTGTGCGACCGGTGTCAGGCCGAAGTCGTTGATCAGGTTTCGATACTGCGCAAGCATGTGCCCGGTAGGCGCTTCGCCGGCTGCCCACAGCTGCACGAGCTTGCCATGGAGCGAGCAGAGCATCCCGAGCGCAGACAGGCCGCCTTCAGTCAGTAACTTGTTCGCCGTGAGGATGCTGGCCAGGCGATTCCACTCCTTGATAGCGTGCGCATTTGGCAGCCAGTCGGGGGCTTCCGGCACGTCGCTTACCGCTGGCAGCGCGACAGACGGCGCCGGCTCTTGTCTGTCTGTTCGAGTCGTTCCGGAAATAGATTTCAGCGCCGGACGCTTCTTCGATGGTCCTGGCATGAAATCCTCCTAAAAACTGGTTTTTCTAACCTGACTGCGTGAAAATTTGACTCCGCCACCGGTCTTTTGGCCCACGGCGGCAGGGATCCGGACCGCCCCCGCCCTACCCAGCCCCATCGTCGCCCGGGGCACCCTCATTCGACCCCGCTAGGCACTTTCGGCTGGCGCTCTTCCTTCTGCTTCACGCTGTCATGGCATGGCTTGCACAGCGACTGCCAGTTGTTCTCGCT